TAAAACAATGCGACCACAGGGAAGTAAAACATTATCAGCAGATAGTATGCAAGGTGTATTCAAGAGAGCATCTGAAGTAGGAAGCGAAAAAGCTTCAAAAGGAAGATACAGATTAAATATAGAAACCGAAGTTGTTACGCCTTCATTAGGGCGTATATCAGATAGTAATCTTGTTTATGGACCTTGGCTTGAAGGAGTAGGCAGCAGAAATCAAACAACACGATTTAAGGGCTATTTCCAATTTCGTTTAACTGCTGAATATTTAAACAAACGAAGCGAAAAAGTTGGAAACAATTTGAAGAAAATGTATGTAAGGAAAATGAATGGCATTTGATGCTTCTAATACACTGGATGCAGTAGCAGGGCATTTGTTAGCTTCTGGATACTTGCGTGATGTTATGATCGGTGAACCGAAGTCTCCTCCTAGTGGGGATCAGCTTACTGCGTCTGTATTTTTAAACAGCATCAGCGTTGCAGAAGTAACCCTTGGAACAACGATTGAATCTCATGTTTTAACATTGCGAATATTTAGGAATATGTTAGCTGAACCGACAGAAACAATGGAAAAGGAATTTGCAAAAGCAATATCATCTATTCTTTCGGATATTATAGGCGAGTTTGATCTGGGTGGTTCTGTTCGTTCAATTGATGTAGCAGGTATTTATGGATCAGGAATTTCGGTTAATTATGGATATCTGGATTTAGGTGGAACAATGTTTCGGATTGCAGATATTACGCTGCCGTTAATTGTAGATGATAGTGCAACGACTACAGCATAGGAGGATTACATGGCAAAGAGTTCTGGATTAGGAAATCTGTTTTATATAGCAGGAGCAGATTTAAGTGGTGATATTGGGGCATTGGATAATATTTCAGCACCAAGAAATGCAGTTGATATAACTGGCATTAATAATAGTGCTGTAGAACGTGTTTACACGCATGGATCAGGGCAAATAGATTTCAGTTGTTTCTTTAATGATGCTTCTGGACAGGCGCATCTTGCGTTACGAGCCTTACAGGCAGGTGCAACGACACATGCGATCTATGCTGTTAGTTCTGATAGGGGTGCATCAGCAGCATTATTTACAGCAAAGCAGACGAACTACGATTGGAGTGGTGGTGCAGATGGAAGCCTTATGGGCAGCATTTCTTGTCTGGGCGATGCAGATGTTCCTATGGAATGGGGCGTAATGCTCACAGCAGCCAAAGAAACATTCTCATCAGCAGGTAGTAAATCAAGCTATGACCAAGGAGCAGCAACCTCAAATGGTGCTGCTGCGATCCTGCAAGTATTTGATATTAGTTCTGGTGCTCCAACAATAAAGATTGAGGATAGTGCAAATAATAGTGATTGGGCTGATCTGGTTTCGTTCTCTGCCGTATCGGATGGATCAGAACCGACAACGGAACGAGTAACAGTAGCAGGTGCAGTTCGCAGATATCTTAGAGTAACGGCAACAGGCACATTATCAAATGCAGTCGTTGCAGTAGCAATTAGAATAGGAACGGCAAATGATTCAGTCGCATATGCGTAGTACACAAAACCGATATAGAGCAAAACGATTAGCCGATCATTTTCGGAAGTCGAATTGTATAGATGCAGATTGCCCTCAATACTTTAACGGATGGGATGTGTTGTTATCTCCTACGCAAGTTGAACCAACTACTGGTGAATTATATGTGAATATTCTGCGTACTGAATGTAAGAAAACAAAACGATATTTTACCGAAAAACAATTGGATGAGAATCTAATTAAGTTTCATTTTGAAGCAGGTCAACCTTGCTTCAAATCGGGAACTCATGTTATCGCTACCGATAAAGTGCCTGTGTTATATAAAAATGGACAAGGCATAGCAGAACCCGAAAGATGGACAGATAATTTTAACGAGGATATGTATCAATTTAAACGTCAAAACAAGTAAACCAAAAGGAGGGTTACTATGGCAAAAGAATCAGGAATGGGAATGGCTCTAGCTGTTGATGATCATGGTGGATCAGCAAGAACTATTTCCAATGATGTTACCTCACTCGATTTCGGTATTCCACGAGGAGTACAGGATGTTACAGGAATAAATAGTAGTGCAGTTGAAAGACTCTTATTGCTTGCCGATTTTACTATCACTGTGAACGGAGTATTTAATGATGCGAGTAACCTATCTCATGCAGTCTTCAGCACAGTCTCATCTACTTCAGTAACTCGCACAGTAACTATAACAATCTCAGGACAATCGCTACCGAATGAAACAATCTTTACTGATTATGCACTTAGTAGAAGTGCAACAGGTGAAGCGAATTACACAGCATCAGGCAGTTTAAACAGCACAACAGTTCCGACATGGGCATAGTTTGGAGGGGAAAATGAGCAGTAACGGAAAGTTTCAATTACAAAGAAGAACAGCCTTATTGGTATTTGAAGGCGATTATGAAGGCTTGGAAATACGCACTCGCCTTGATGTTCCTCTGGGGCTGTTCCTCGAAATACAGACAATGGTGGAAGCAAACCAGTCAAAAGATATATTGGAAAAATTCGGAAATGAAATTTTATTAAATTGGAATCTTCAGGAAGACGGCAATGATATTCCTGCTGATGCTGAAGGTGTTTTGCAGTTGCCGTTGGAATTATCAACTCTTTTGATTGAGAAATGGACGGAGGTTGTGGCAAAGCCTGACGACCCTTTATCCGAGCAGTCCAACAGTTCAGACATACTGGTGGACATACCAATGAATTAGGAGATATTGAAGGGATGCCGAAGGTGTTAATCATCTATAGGTTAATTGATAATTTATGTCAGAAATACGGAGTTGTTCCGAGTCAGTTAATGAATGAGGATGCTTCTTTACTTCTACACATGAACCGAATACTTATTGAAGCACAGCCAGACGAGGAGAAATATGGCTAATGAAGTCGTAGTAAATATTAAAGCTGATGCGACAAAAGCAAAAGCTGCTATTGGTTCGTTTCAGGATCGGGTGAAAAAAGCAGCAGATTCAGTCCGTAGAATGGGCTTTGCAATTGGTGCTGTGGGAACTGCTGTAACATTTGGATTCTTAAAAGCTGCAAATACAACATCAATATTCCAAGATCGTATCGGCAAATTAAATAAAGCAACTGGAATGAGTACAGACGTGCTTCAAGGACTTGCTCATGCTGCTGAATTAGGTGGCGTAAATCTTGCTGCTGTCGAAACATCAACACGAAAGATGGCTGTGGCTATTAGTGAAGCTAAAGGCGGAACAGCTACCTATAAAGATTTGTTCGATCAATTGGGCGTTAGTATGGCTGATTTGGAAGGCTTATCAATGGATAAAGCATTTGCCAAATTGGGAGATGCTATTGCAAAACTTCCAGAGGATATGGATAAAAGTTCTGTTGCAACACAACTATTCGGCAAATCGGGTCAGGCATTAATTCCACTATTTGAAGAAGGCGTATCGGGTGCTGTTGCTGATTCCATAGAAATGCTAAAAAGATTTGGTTCTTTTACAGAACAAGAAGGCATCCGTGCATCTGAAGAATATCGTGATGCGTTAGCAAATCTTGCTAAAGTTCAAACTGGATTAACGACAACAATTGGAAATGTATTAATCCCAGAGTTGACACGATTAGCAGATTCATTTCGGGAAGCAACTGAACCTCTATTTGTTTGGATAAAAGCAAATCCTGATTTGACACGAGGTATTCTTAAACTCACAGCAATAATAGCTGCTGTAATGATTCCAATCGGTGCATTAATGGTTGGTCTGCCTCTGCTTATTTTACTGATAAAAGGGTTAGTTGTTGTTGTAGCAGGTGTAGGGTTGCCATTTCTTGCTGTTGCAGGAGCAGTTGCTCTAGCTGTTGTAGCTTTCAGACGATTTGAAATAGTAAGAGATATTGTCTCGTTTGTATTTAATGAAATTATTGGATTTATAGAAGCAGGCGTAAATTCATTTGTAACACTGGTTAATGCAATCAGTAGTGGCGTTAATTGGCTTGTTGGAAAAATTCCAAAATTAGGTGAAGTATTAGGTGTTGATTTTATAGAGCCGATGGAAAAAGTAGAGTTTACTGCTGATGGTATGGTTACTGCTGTAAAAGATAAATTTTCAGACCTTGGTAATGCTTTTAAAAATTTTGGAAGTGTATCCAAAGAACATTTTGAGGGCGTAGCAATGTCATTTGAAGAAATGGCTGATGTGCTGCAAGGTGAAGCTTTAGAAGTGGAAAAATCTATTAATAACGTTGCAGGGGCATTTGAAGAAATGCTTGATGTACTTGGTGGTGAAGCCCATCATAAAGGGCAAGGCGTAAAAGGTATTCCTCTTTCAAGAGAAGCAAAAGCTGCTATGTTAGAGGAATCAGGTTTGGGAATAGTTATGAAAGACATGGAGCGAGCATTAGGGATTTCAAAAAGAAGAATTGGTAGTGCTTCATCTACAGGTGATGCTGATTTTAGCAGTGGTACTGCAACTATGGAGTGGTTGGCTAGAAATAACGTAACGCTAATTAACTATGGAACAGTGCAGCAAGTAGTAAAACAAGAAGATTTAGATGGAGCAGTTGATAAAAAAATGAGTGAGGGAATAAATGGCTAATGAATTTCAGCATAAAACAGTAGGAACTTCAATGACTCAAGCCGAGTTTGAAGCAACGGACGGAACAGGGCATATATTCGCCAGTCAGGCAGCAGGGGATATAGCATATGCAACAAGCACTACAGTTCTTTCACGATTAGGAATCGGTGCTGCAAATACTATTCTTACCAGTTCAGGAACTGCTCCTGTTTGGAGTACTGCCCCAATAATCGTTGATGATGCATTGCTGAAGATTGGAACTGATGGTGATTCGGTTATTCTTAACCGATCAACATCATTAAGTGCAGATGCAGAATTATCCAATGTGATTGAAGGAACATCTGATCATCTTGGGGTAGCAGCTAATTCGCTTATCATTAGCAATATAACCAATGACGGAGATATACTATTTGCCGTTTCTGATGGTGGCAATTCAAAAGGATTATTAAAGCTTGATGGAGCAAATGGCAGAGTCGTTATTCATGGGGGAGACGTTCTCGTATCAGGTAGCCAAAAGATTTATTTCAATGATGTAGGTGGTGAATACATCTATGGAAATGGATCAACTCTTGTAGTAGCAGGTGGTAGCGAAATTGATATAACTGCAACGCTCATGGACATAAACGGCATTGTCCAAATATCAGGCACAACCTATATCAACGATACGGCAAATGGTGATGTTACAACTGGATTAACGATTAACCAAGGTGCTGCTGACGATACGATATTTGCATTAAAGAGTTCGGATATCAATCATCCGTTTACTGGTGTTCAGGAAGCAGATACTTATTTCGCTATTAAAAAAGAGCATGACGCATATGGTGGACCTAATTTACTTTTCTTCAGCGATAATGATAGAAACGCTGCCGACTTTGAATTTCGTCTTGGTGATGCAACACCAACACAGCCAGTTGTGAAGTTTGATATGAGAAAAACAGACGGATCAACGGCTGACAGCCCTTTAACCCCGAATGAAGGAGCATTAAAAACACCAGTCGACAGTACATCTCTTGCTGATGATTCATCCGAAATGCTGTTGATTGAATCAGATGGCTATCAAATGATTCACCTATTTCGTGGAGGTGGTTCGTCTGGATGGAGTGCAGCAGCAGGATATGAAGCAATAATTAAAGCAGGATATCGGGCATCACATGGTGAAGCAGCAAATGTTCTTGTTCTAAGTGGTGGACAGGCTACTCCAACAACCACAAATAATATCGCAGGGGGAAATATCGTTCTGCGTGGAGGGCAAGGCAAGGGTTCTGCTACAAGTGGTGATTTTCTTGTTCAGGGTATTGCAGCAGGATCATCTGGTTCTGATTTAAATGCTACTTATGTAACACGTCTTACAGTTGATGGTGGTACAGGTGATGTTACAGGCACACATGGAACATATCACGAATCCTCAGATCAACGTGTTAAAGAAAACATTATTGATTCAGCGTATGGATTAGCCGATCTTCTACAAATGCGACCAGTGAAATTTAATTTTGTTGACGGCTACGGAACTGATAGTGAAACACGAGTCGGATTTCTGGCACAGGATATACAGGCAATTATTCCAGAAGCAGTCCATGAAGGTGATGGAAGCTTTGGTGATATACAAAATATTCTTGCAATTCAGGAACGGCAATTAATACCTGTAATTGTAAAGGCAATACAAGAACTCAATCAGAAGCTTGATGCGAAAGAATAGGATTAATAGTAAACTATATAAAAAACTTTTAACCCCTCGTAAACGGCTAATTAGAAGGCGTAAGGAGCGAATATGGCAACTGGAGATGTAACAATCAGCATAGCAGTAGTAGGTGGAGTAACAAAAACAATTACAATCCCAACAGCGACAAGAGTTTTGAATCGTGCAAGATATCCAGAATATGGAGATGATGCAGCGTGGCAGGTGGCAATGGTTAACAAGTTTGGTGATTTAATCAATACGTCAGCAAGTAAGCAGCAACAATCAGCAGCCGTTGGTGGATTAACAGCACCAACATTTACGGCTGCTTCATAAGGGGAATTATGGATAACGTGGAAATAACATCTGAAGATTTAAACGAATTACGGCAGATTAATCCTTTGGCAGTAGCACAGCTTCATAATATCGCATTAGCAAGGATGCTAGCAGCAAAGGATCAGCAAATAGAATCACTTGCAAAGAATGTTACAAAGCAGATGCCTTTACAGGAAACGGAAGTAGTTTCTGCCACATCTGCTTCTAAAGATAAATGGTGGTTGGCAGATAAAAAATTACTTCAAGATAACCGATCTAAGATTGAAGGATTTGATACATAATGGCACTTGCAACATATAAAGTATTAGTTGACTGGAATAATGATGGGGATTTTTCAGACTCTAATGAAGATGTAAGCGACAATGTTTTTTCTGTCAGACTTTTTCGTGGTGCAAACTTTGCTTCACAGTTAACAGGAAAAGCAGTAGCAGGAACATTGCAAATTTCCCTTAATAACAGCACTGGTATTTACAACAGCTTTTTATCTACTGGAGCATTATATGGCAATCTTTTGCCGTCAAGAAAAATACAAGTACAGGCAGGCAATACAGGATTTGCATATACGTTTCCTTTTTCATTTCTTGATACTCCAATCTGGACTGGATACATAACTAAGATTCTTCCTATGGTGCAATCAGGTCAGGCACGAACAGCAGTTATTGAAGCCAAAGGTCCTTTGGGAAGGCTACAGCAGGCAAAGGTTGATGTAGCACAGGCAACAAGCCAAAGAACCGATCAATTAGTTGACGATATATTAGATGCTGCAGGATGGGCTGCTGATGATCGTGATCTTGACGAAGGAAAGACAACTGTTACTCGTTATTGGACAACACGACAGCCTGCACCATTTGCATTGGATGAACTTGCAGAAACAGAAGCAGGTTGGATAAAAGAAACAGCAGACGGAAAGATTGCTTTTGAGAATCGGCATCATAGATATACTGAAACACATGCTTCAACAAGTCAGGCAACGTTCAGTGATGCAGGAGGGTCTACGTTAAACTATGTTCAGATTGTGCAGAATGATCCATTACCACAAATTTTCAATGAATTCCGTGCAGGTACTCGCATATATACTGTTGGTTCGCTTGCTGCATTATGGACTCATCCAGAAACAGGATCAGCAAGTCCAACAATTGATATAGGACTTGTAAAAACATTTGAAGCACGATTCCCAAATTCAAATAGCGATACAAACGCAGTAGGAGTTAACGCTTGGACAACGACTGCAGCCACAACCGATATGCTAGCGAATAGTGCATCAGATGGATCAGGGGATAATTTAACATCAAGTATCGGTATATCAGTAACAAAAACTGGTGAACGTATGCTTATTCAATTAACAAATAACTCAACAAGTTTAGCGTATATAACGAAACTCCAAGCACGAGGAACACCGATAACGGAATCGAATATAGGAAATATTGTGCAGACGGATGCAACATCTATTACAACATATGGAGAACGAACATATCCAGTTCCTGCAAAATGGCTTCCATCTACAGATGAAGCCAGTGATTACTGTGCGTATAATCTGCAAGTCTATAAAAATGCTTTACCTCGTTTATCAATGACTGTTATAGCAAAAGATGGTGTTCACATGAATGAAATTATCACAAGGGATTTACACGATCGAATAACAGTAACAG